GTATCACACAGGACGTCGTGATTCGAGCCCCCCGCATCATCTTGCTCGGCGTCGAAAAGATCGGCAAGACGTGTTTCGGATGCGGCACTCAATTCGACGAGGACGGAACGATATCGCAGACTGGCATCAACAGTCCGATCGTCATTCCCGTCCGCGGCGAGGAGGGGGCCGACGCCCTCGGCGTGCCCATGTTCCCGACCTGCAAGTCGCTGGGTGACCTGTTCGAGGCGATTGGCTCTCTCTGCGACGATCACGAATACCGCACGGTCGTCCTCGACTCTGCCTCCGCCATGGAGCCGCTGATCCATGATGCCGTATGCGACGAAGGCAATGCCGACAGCATTGAGAAGGTGGGCGGCGGGTACGGCAAGGGCTACACCGAGGCGGTTGCGAAGTGGCGACAATTGACAAACGGCCTGGATGTCCTCCGCGAACATGGCATGGCCAGTATCATCATTGGCCACGTCAAGGTCAAGCGATTCGACGATCCCACCGGCGACAGCTACGACCAGTACCAGTTCGATATCCATGACAAGGCCGCAAACCTTCTCTTCCGATGGGCCGATCTGATCCTATTCTGCAATACCAAGGTCGCCGTGAAGAAAGAGGATGTCGGCTTCGACAAGACGAAGAAGCGCGGCATTGACACCAGCGGCGGCAAGCGCTACCTATTCACGCAGAAGCGACCCGCGCATCCCGGCGGCGGGCGCGGCCTCTACGGGCAGTTGCCCTACGAGTTGCCGCTGGACTGGGCGGCGTTCGAAGCGGCCGTGGGGACGATAGCACAAGGCTGAACAAAATGGAAGCGTTCGCACTGGCATTATTGATTGTGGCATTCTTGATGATCTGCCTGCCACGGAATCCGTAAACAACCCCAACAATACAGGAGCGCAATTATGAGCAGCGAATTAGGACAACTGTTGGACGGCGGCGGGATCAACCCGGACGAAGTCGAACCGCGAGATGATTTCACGCCGATGCCGCCCGGCTGGCGCGCGTTCGAAATCGAAGCAGCTGATGTCAATGACACCAAGTCCGGCAAGGGCAAGCTGCTGAAATTGACCCTGTCGGTCATCGGCCAGGAGTACAATGGCCGCAAGGTATTCCCCCAGATCAATATCGTCAACCCGTCGGCCAAGGCCACGGAGATCGGCCGGCAGGAACTCGCCGAACTGGCCCGCGCTTGCGGTATCTCCTATCTGAACGACGAGAACCTGCTGTTGGGTAATCAGGTGATGGCTCGCCTCAAGATCGAGCCGGCGGAAGGTAAGTACGAGGCCCAGAACGCAGTCAAGGGGTACAAGGCCCTGGACGGATCGGCACCGGCCAAGACTCCATCCACCACGGCACCACCGGCCCAGCAGCAAAGTCAGCATCAGAATCCTGCACCGGAATTCACGGCTGATGGCCAGAAGAAAATGCCCTGGGAGAAATGAGTGTCATGCCGAAGATGCCAGCAATCACCGACATACCGGGCTTCCCGATTTGCCCTCGCTGCAAGTCTCGGTTCGAGGCCGATGGCGATGACTATCGGCTGTGCCCGGAGTGCCGCCGTTCTACCGAGTTAGCATACGGCGAGCGGCTGGAGATTGGATTCATGCTGCTGGATGACGACGAAAACGATCTGTGAACCCCCAGAACAAGGAATCGGCCAATGAACGAAGAGATCGAAAGAGTAGCGGAAGAAGTGAAGGCGGCGGACCCAGCGAACATCCCGCCGAGCACCCAGACGGAGCCCCCGGACCTGAACACGCTCGCGTGTCAACTTTATCATGCGAAACAGGCCGAGAGCAACGCGAAGAAGGTTCGTATTGCGGCCGAGATCGCAATTGCCGCCCTGGTGCCTATCGAGGGCGATTCAGGCAGTAGGACAGTGGACGCCGGTGACGGCATAAAGGTCACCGTAAAACAGGGCACCAACTACAAGGTTGACATCGCGGCCATCCGAATGCTGGACCTGCCCGAAGGGGTCAGCCCGGTGAAGTTCATACCCAGCGACTACGCCTTCGATCGAGTGGCATACGAGAACATCCGCGAGAACCATCCCGATGTCCTGACGAAACTGGCCGGATGCGTGACCGCAACCCCGGCGAAGGTCGCCGTGACATTGCGGTTGGGTTGACAACTGAATATGCTGGCGTGAGTGGCAGTCCCCCAGCCGTAATACAAGCGGCACGGACCCAGCAGCCACGCCAGCAAGTGAGCACCGGTAGCTCAGTGGTAGAGCGGTGGTCTTGCACCTTGCAAGCCAAGACAGTCGCAGGTCCGAATCCTGTCCGGTGCTGTTAGTAGAGAATGACCAACACAGGAGCCCCTGATATGGCGACAGAATGGAAAAAATTCGAGTGGGTGATAGTTTATGAGGATGGGCTATTGTATGACCGCCATAGGGAGCACCTTCCCGACGATCACCCCGCTATTGAGCGTCTTGCCGCGGGGAAGGCGGTGTGTGATGCGATGTTAGAAGGGAATGAAATCGATCCAGAACGTAACTTAATTTTCAGGGTTGATGACATGATTGTTCCCATCCGCCCCAAGGCCCCCGAGGTGCCGAGCGAGAGGGATTTGTTGCGAGAAGTGCAGCAGTGGATACAGAGCTTCTTTGACGGGCACGATGACTGCATGGACCCACTCAAACTAAGGAAACGCATCGACGCCGTTCTTGCGGCTGGGGACAGGGAATAGCATGGGCGAACTTGGCAAGCATCTGAATCCAATACCGGAGACCGTCCAGCGGATCTACGACTGGCACAAGCAGCGTGGCGATGCCGAGCCACGCCGCGGCTACCTCGGCGCCAGCATTATCGGCCATGCGTGCGACCGCTTCCTGTGGTACACGTTCCGGGGCTGTGTCAAAAGCGACATAAGCGGTCGCGTATACCGTTTATTCGAAACAGGCGACCTCGAAGAGGCTCGTTTCGTCAAAGAGCTTCGGGGCATTGGCTGCACCGTGCACGATCTCGACCCCGAGACTGGCGAACAGTTCGAAGTGATGGCATTGGGCGGTCATCTCTCCGGCCACATGGACGGCTGCGCCCTGAACATCCCCGAAGCACCGAAGACGTGGCACGTCCTGGAATTCAAGACGCACGCCGCCAAGTATTTCAATAAAGTCGTCAAGGAAAACAATATTCAGTCTGCGTTCCCGATGCACTACGCGCAGATGCAAATACCGATGGGTCTGACCGGCATGAAGCGAGCCTTTTACCTGGCCCGCAACAAGGACACCGACCACCTCCATTCCGAGCGAGTCCGGTACGACGCCGAGGTCTTCAAGGGCCTCATGGACCGCGCAGAGCGAATCATTCGCACCAACGTCCCGCCGGAACGCCTTACCGGGCGATCTGACGACTTCCGGTGTAAGTTCTGCGATGCCCACGCCCTCTGCTGGGGCGATCTCGAAGAGGCGGCTGTCCCGATACCCGACCGTAACTGCGAGACGTGCTGTCATGCCACTCCGGAATTGACTGGAGTATATGAAGATACTACTGGCGCCTGCTGGACATGCGATAAGGCAAAACGTGATATCACACCTGCTGAGCGACAGCAGGGATGCGATGGCCATTTGCTGCTACCGGGGCTGGTGTGGTTTGCCGACCCTGTAGATAAAGGCGACGGCTGGATCGAGTTCGAGAATCATGCCGGGCGGGCTCGATGGCGGCATGGTTACGGCAAAGGGCTGTGGACCACCACGGACCTCATGCGGAGCCAGGGCGGGGCGGTCGGCACCGTTGTAGATGCAGTCAAGGCCGTATTTGGTGGCACCTGCGAACGGACATCGCTGGTAGACCGCTACGCACCAGACATGGCTGAGCGGCTGTGGGATGGGATACCGGAAAAGATCGGAGAAGCAGTAGAGAAATTAGAGTTGAAGATCGACACGTGCAACGCCTCCCGCCATGAGGACGATGGCGCGACAGAGGCGTGGGAATACGCCAGTGCAGACGGCGAGAATGACATCTGCATTGTTGTCTACATCGACGACAACTATGCCGCGATCTGGAAAGGCAAGACATGAAAGCTAAGATGCGAGGCCATCAAACGCGAGTCTCGGTAGTCACCTGCGAGCCCCGATGGCAGTGGAAGATCCTGGCCTATAATCTGAATTTGAAAAAGAAAACAATCCTACGCTATCGTATGAAGTATTGGCTGCGCCGTATCTGGCGATGGCTATGCTACATCTGGTGGAAGGGAGGGCGGTAAGATGGGCAACAACCGCCCGATACATCCCGTCGGCCATCAGGAACGAATAGAGGCGCATACACTTCGGGTGCAGGCCGAGCTGGAAGCCCTGGGCCGCCGCAAGGTCAAGCGGACCATGAAATTCCAGTCACGCGGAGAGGTCATCCCCGGCGTATCGTCCGGCGCACCCGATGCTTTTCGGGAGTGGGCATTCCAGAAACTATTCCAGCAGAGCAAAATCAGAGACCCGCTGGTACGGTTCATGTTCGCACTTGGCGGATCACTGCAACCCATCCGAGATCCCCAACGCCTCCAGCATTGGTACGACACGCACCTCTGCTGGGAGAAGCGGAAAGGGCAGAAGAAACCGGAGATGAAGACAGCATGAAACGGCGAGCATTCATAACAGCGATAAGCGGAATGGCGGCAGGCGCGATCGGGTTGAAGCTGAAGCCCATCAACAGGTCGATGGCTACTGGCTTCGCCAACTGGACGGCGCCGCAGCACATGGACATCACCAAGACCGATCTGCTTCGCAAGATGCGGCGTGCGCATAGCAAGACGGTGTTTTGTCCACCGATTAACCTTTCGATGCTGAGAAAGCGCCAGCGGGAAGCATGGGAGAGGCTCCGAGAGGATATGGTGACCCCGCCCCCCCCCCCACGGGAACGCAAGCCGCATGGCATAGAATTCTATATTCATGCACGGGATGCGTTGAAATGAAAGCCCTATTCATACCACCCGCCATTGAAGCCAGCAACATTAGGCCTCGGCCCTATCAGGAAGAGGCCCTGGACGCCCTGGACCTCCACCTGCGGACAAAGGACAGCAATCCCTGCGTGGTGATACCGACGGGCGGTGGGAAGTCACTGCTCATGGCATGGGCGATCCAGGCATGGAAGCGAGCCCACCCGCCATTCCGATGCTGCATCCTGGCTCATCGTAAGGAACTCGTGGCGCAAAACGCAACAGAACTGCACGGCCTGTGGCCGGGCGGGGATATCGGCGTGTACGCGGCTGGCCTCAATAGCCGCGACATGGATCACTCCGTTATCTTTGCCAGCATCGACAGCATCTATAAGCGCTGGGGGGAGTTTCCGCCCTTCGACTGCCTCATCATAGACGAGGCGCATCGCATCCCGCCCCGCGGCGAGGGCAAGTATAGGACATTTATCGCTGGATGCCGAACGGTCAACGCAAGTTTGCGGGTTGTCGGCCTTACCGCGACACCCTTCCGGATGGGATGTGGACCGATCTGCCACAAGGACCATATCCTGCACGAGGTCTGCTATGAGGCCGGTATCGCCGGTCTTATTCACGATGGCTTCCTTTGCAGGCTCCGGTCGAAGGTCGGCAAGGCTTCGCCAGTGATGGCCGACGTACGGCGCAACGCCGGCGGCGACTATATCACTAACTCGCTGGCCAAGGCAACGGACACGCCAACGTTAGTGCAAGAGGCCATTAGGTCGGCAATGGGGATCATCAGGGCGGAGGAACGTCAATCTGTCGTGTTCTTCTGTGTAGATGTGAAACATTGCAATCATGTCTCACAGGAACTCCGCAAGCATGGCTTGGAGGCCCCGTGCGTTACCGGCAAGACTGCTCAACAGGAGCGGGACCGAATCGCCGAGGATTTCAAAATCGGGCGTTACAGGGCGATCTGCAATGTCAATGTCTACACCGAAGGATTCAACGCCAAGCGGGTTGACTGCATCGTTCTGCTCCGCCCGACACTGTCGCCCGGCCTGTTCGCGCAGATGGTCGGTCGTGGCCTGCGACCACATCCCGATAAGGTCGATTGCCTCGTGCTCGACTATGCCCATTGTATTGATACGCACGGGCCGATTGACTGCCTCGACGGGGGCGAAGTGGCAATTGTCGAGTGCCAGGACTGTGGCGACGTATTCTCACGGGCGGTTAGGATATGCCCGCATTGCGGTTGGGAGATTCCCAAGCAGGTCATCGAGCGCATGGCAGCCGAGGAACGTGAGCGACGAATGCACGAGAAGGAAGCATCCGAGCGGGCCATACTCGGCAGCGAGCCGGAGGAATTGATGGTCAACGATGTGATGGTACACCGGCATCGAAAGCCGGGCAGGCCCGACAGCATCCGTGTGCAGTACCGATGCGGCGCCTCGACTGTTCGGGAATGGGTCTGCCTTGACCATGACGGCTATGCAGGCCGCAAGGCCCGCCAATGGTGGTCGAGCCGCTTCGGGCGCAAGGCAGCCGACGCTATCACCGTGGACGAAGCCCTAGGCGATATGTACCTGGCCCAGCATCTTGGCGAAGTCACCGAGGCGGTCACCGTCATTCGCAAGGGGAAGCATCCCGAAATCATTGACCATAAACTTAACAGGGTAGCGCTATGAGCAAAATTGAATGGACCGATGAGACATGGAACCCGGTGGTTGGCTGCTCGAAGGTGTCGCCTGGATGCGACAACTGCTACGCCGAGAGGATGGCGAAGCGCCAGGTCCACATGGGCACGCCGCATTATCAGGGCATCACAAACTGCCGTGGCTGGACGGGGGATATTGGTCTCGCAGCCGATAATGTGCGACAAAAGCCCCTGCGGTGGCAGAAACCGCGCCGCATCTTCGTCTGTTCAATGGGCGATTTGTTCCACGAAGGTGTCCCATTCGACGGCATTGAAGGGTTGTTCGGCATCATGGCGGCGTGTCCGCAACACACATTCCAGTTGTTGACCAAGAGGCCGGCCCGGATGAAGGCGTTTTTCGATGATGCCCCAAAAGCATTCACCAGCGCCCGCCCCTGGCCGCTGCCTAACGTCTGGCTGGGCGTGACGGCGGAAAACCAGGCGGCTGCCGATGAGCGGATACCGATACTGCTCGACACGCCCGCGGCCGTGCGGTTCGTCTCGTGCGAGCCGCTGCTGGGGCCGGTGGACATAAAGCCTTGGTTGGTGAAGGCTATCGGAAAGACGCATCAGCTTATACCAATGAGCGCTGTGGGGAAGGAAGGTATCGGGCTCGGCTGGGTGATCTGCGGCGGCGAATCCGGTCCGGGCGCACGACCGATGCACCCCGACTGGGCAAGATCACTCCGCGATCAGTGTGTTGCAGCCGGCGTGCCGTTCTTCTTCAAGCAGTGGGGGGAATGGAGCCCGGAGAAGTATCACGGCATGTTTCGCCGCTTCGGCAAAAAGACCGCAGGCCGACTTCTTGATGGTCGGACATGGGACCAGTTCCCCGAGGTGAAGACATGACAGACATCGTAGAAGCCTGCGCGGTGTGGCTTGGGATTGTGGTGATCCTTGGGCTGTCCTTCCTCGGACTCATTTACCTGATGGTGCTTTCGGGAGCGGTGTTTTCATGACCCGCGAGCGCAAATGCAATCTCATCGGCGCCGCAATCTGGGTGGCCTGGGTGCTTGGGCTGGCGATGGGAGAACTGCTATGAGCGAGAAAATCAACTGGATACCTGATGAAAATGGCGTGCCGAAGTGCGGGGTCCAAATTGGCCTACGGTGTCCGAGAGGGGAAGCGTGTCCAGAAGAGTGCAATATGGGCGACGATGATGGCATGTGCTTTGATGGCTGTTACCCACAGATGGTCAAGATCGTGGCGGTGCTGAACAAGGTTGCTGCAAGACCGAATTCAATGGGGGCGTCGGGGATGGAAACATTGCATGACGAAGTAATTGAGGCACTGACACCATGACCACACACGACATCGAACTGCGCAAGCTCGAATATGAAGTCTGCGGCTCTCGCATGACCAGCGAGGAGTTCGCCGGTGCTATCCGCACCGCCCTTTCGCCAGAACAAGGGACCGATACGAATGCCGGATGAAATGCTTGACCACGCCTTGAAGTATGCCGGGCTGGGCTGGCCCGTGTTCGCCCTGCAGCCAAAGGACAAGGTGCCCCTAAAGGGCTCTCGCGGCTTCAAGGACGCCGCGACAAGCGAGATCCTCATCACGCGGGCGTGGGACGACCATCCCGACGCCAACATCGGCATGGCGACTGGCAAGACCGCCGGGGCTTGGGTACTCGACATCGACGGCGAAAAGGGCTCCCAGTCCTTGACCGCTATGGAAAATGATATCGGCCCGCTACCGGAGACGCTGGAGCAGCGAACCGGCAGCGGAGGGCGGCACTTGTTCTTCCGCTGGCCGGTGGCACGAGAGGTCCGCAACAAGCAGAGCCTCCGCCCGGGCATTGACATCCGAGGCGAGGGCGGCTACATCGTTCTCCCCCCATCGATTCACCCCAATGGTAAGGAATACTCGTGGCCCTACGGGCAGAAAATGTCCATTGCCGATATCCCGCCCGCCTGGTTGGATGCGATAGCACCGGCCAAGAAGAAAGTCGCGCCGTGGGACCGACCGGCCCAGGTCTCCAAGCCCACACGCTTGCCAGTGCTCGGCAGTACACCGCTCTTGGAGCGGGCAAAGCTGTATCTTGCCGAGTGCGAACCCGCTGTCCAGGGCTCCGGTGGCCATAATGCCTTGCTGTGGGCGGCAAGGGCGATGGTGATCGGCTTCGGGTTGGACGATGAAACAGCGCTGGGGCTGCTGTGGTCGGAGTTCAACCCCCTGTGCTCGCCTCCGTGGGATCAGGTGTCCGAACGGAAAGACTTCGAGCGCAAGGTCACTCAGGCCCGCAGTACGCCCGGTGAGAAGCCCCCTGGCTGGCTCCTGGACGAATACGGCCTGCGATCGGGTGAAGATGCCATGGCGAATATCGTCGCCGGGAACCGGCACGCGGACGCCTTGCTGGCCAAGCACGCGGCCGCCACGCCGCGAGCGTACGTCCCGGTCGATGATAGCGAGGCCGGTAAACGGATGCCGTTCCCCGTCGAGCTATTCCCCTCCAGGATCGCCGATTACTGTCAACAAGCTTCAGAATCGAAAGTCGTGTGCACCAGCTTCTTCGGCCTGCCGATGCTGGCCGTCGCGGGTGTGGCGATGGGTAACGCATGGCGCTTGATGCTCAAGAAAGACTTCATTGTCCCACCGATACTCTGGGTCGCGCTTGTCGCAAGGTCGGGCGGCAATAAAACCGCCCCGCTCAAGCAAGTCAAGGCGCCGCTGGACGATCCGGTCATAATGTCGGAGATCGAGGACGCCATACTCAATCCGCAGGGCATCATCGACGTGGGGGATGTCACAACGGAAATGACGATTCAGCTTCTACAAGAGAATCCTCGCGGCCTGTTGGTATTCCGGGATGAACTCGCGGGCTGGGCCGGCGGATTCGACGCCTACAAGAAGGCCGGGTCCGGCGGCGATCAGCAGAAATGGATTGAATTCTGGGGGGCTGGCCCGTACCGGATGCACCGCAAGACCAACAATGAACGTGTCTTTATTCCCGCCGCGGCTGTAACGATAATGGGCGGGATGCAACCCAAGATTCTCCAGAAGTGTTTCGATCCTGGCAAATTCGATAGCGGCCTGGTTCCGCGTATCTTGGTGACGTGTCCGCCCCCGCGGCGAGGGCGATGGACTGAGGCGGTAGTAAGTGATGAGGCAACACAAATATGGGTCAAGGCCCTAATGTGGTTGCGTACGCGACCGTTTGTCGGGATTGACTCCAACCGCAAAATTTTCGTTCCGCGATACTTGAAGTTCGACCCCCCGGCCAAGGACGTCTATATTGATTTTCACAATCGCATGGAGAAGGTTGTAGACGAGGCTGCCAACGACCATGTGCGGGCATTTGCGGCCAAGGCCCAACAGAATGCCGGCCGGATGTGCTTGATCCATCGCGGGCTCTGGCTGTCAGAGCATTCCGATGCCGACCTGGACGGGCCGGTCGGGGTCGAAAGCGTTACCGCGGGGACCGAATGGATGAAATGGTGCCTGGCCGAGCAAATGCGAGTCTACGGCTTCGCCGCCGAGCAGTACGCGCGCGACGAAGCCAATAAACTGGCCGACAAGATACGCTCGAAGTGGCAGGATAAAGCGGTGGCCGTGCGCGATATTCAACGAACGAACCAAAGACATATGCCCGCGGTGGACGACGCGGTCATTGCAGTGCAATCACTTGTCGTCCTCGGGCTCGCTCGCTGGGTCGAGCCTAGAAAGGTAATGGTGCTGATATGAATAGCCAGAATGGACACGATATCGAATTAGTTGACGGGGGCCTGGCCATCTGCAAGCGCTGCCATGGCGGGGAAAGCGACCTGGAGGAACCCTGCGCCGAGAGACTCGCGAAGCAGCTCGTGAAATTCGAGACTGAGATTAAGGCCCTGCGGGCAATCCATAAAGCAGATAACGAGTATTTCGGATTGATACAGGCCAGGGCGATGAAGTCTCCGCAAGGCCCTCCGACGGAATCCGATAAGCAGGAAATGACGGCCGCGTGGGGGAAGTGCCTGGCGGTCCGTGCATCCGCTACCGAGGCCATGAAGGACAAACCATGAGCGAGCAAGAAGGGGCACGGACAGGAGAAAAAATGGATTTACTACACCTAATTAGTCTTGGTATAGCAGCCGCTATGATCGCACTGTACCCT